TAGTTGGGGAAGGTCTGCGGAGCGATAACCGCTTCCGTATTACCCGTTTGAGTGCTTGCCGGCCCTGGATTCACTGAAGGCATTGACTTATCTCCTGTTTAGCCGGCAATACGCAGACCGAGGGTACGATAGAGGCTTGCAGGCCCGTACAAGACATCCGCTCGGGTCGGCTCACTGTCATTGTTGATCGTGTACTGACTCACCACACGAATGCTCATACCCACATCCTCATCATCGCTGGCACGGGCTGCGAACTCCACGCCTCGCGGTAGCGGCAAATCAGCAAACGCGAGCGCGTAGGCGTACTTGTGGAACACGAGCGATTGCGGCGAAACGGTAGAGGCATAAGCCGTACCACCATTGACCGTGATCGCAGCACCGGAAGCAGGCGCTGCTGTCACGTTCTGGAACTGTCCGCCCGAGATGCAGCAATCACCAATGGTTAAGTACAGCGTGCCAGAGCCACTTGAGGTGTACTGACCGGTCACTGGGTTAAAAGTACCCGCAGTAAGGGAAGCAGCGCCATAAGTCAGAACGGTGCCTGCAGCGCCATTTGGCGGTACCGCGAAGCCACCCGGGGGAAGGACTACAAATTGACGCAGCGTCTTGCCGTATTGATTACGGTTTTGCGGGTTGACCGGATATACACCGGCAAACTGGATGATGTCTCCGACCTGCACTACCGCAGTGCTGTTGCTCCAGCCTTGGGTAGATACAGTGCCTGACTGTGCCCACCCAGAGGTTAGAAAGGCCGTGCCCACAACAGGGGTCGTCAGGATGGGCGTTCCGCCCTGTGCGCCCGTGGTGAATACGGGGACGTTCTGATCCTCCCACCAATCGAGCCCCGCGAATTCACGGGCGATCAAACCTGTGGTGATGTAGTCGCCAATCTTAGCCTGCGGGTTAAAGAGCCCCTGAACGGTCGCCACCATGCTCGACATGGAAGTAGGATCCAGAACCGCGTTCTTCTCACCCTCGCGCGGACAGGCCTCATTGGCAAGATAAGCCCTGGCATCGGTAAAGATCTTCAAAGAGTTGGGGGATACCCCAAAGGTGCCTAACTGCGCGGCAGTGTTCAAATACGCATATTGGGCAGTATCTGAATCGATTCGATTGGCAACGGTTGCAATTTGCGGTTTCAGTACCCGCTTCTTGAACATATCCATGCTCAAGGCCAAATCCTGCGTCGTGAACTGAATGTCTACATGGAACTGATAGTTCAAGGCTACCGGAATGTAGGTCTCATTCGTATCTTCGACGTTAAGGGGCGGACCATACGTGCCCTTATAGCGGGGCGGACGACGGACGTTACAGGTATTGCCTATTTTTGCGCCTGTCTGGGCGAATTCGGCTGAGTACTGGCGCTCGACGCGATTGGCGATAACCAGTTCGTTCTCGAGCACGACCAGAGCTTCATTGGTGATGTAGCTCATGGTCAACAGATTGTTGGCCACTTCTAACTCCTAAATTGGTTAAACCTAGGAGCTGCCGAACCTTACTACCTACGTCTACGTTCTCTCTCGTAAGCGCGCAATTGCTTGAAATCCATCTTGGCAGGGTCCAGCTGTACTGGAGTCGTGCCATTCATCGCAATTGGTGTAATAGGGGGCGGTGCCCCTTGTCGTTCGACCTGTTTAGAAGGTGCATCAGGTGCCGTTGCGGCAGTGGTGACAGGCTTCTCAAAACTGGTTTCAATATCCCTAATCGCACCGACGGCCCGTATGGGATGCATCGATTTGATCTTTTCAGCTATGTCAGGATGGGTTCCTAGAAAATAGCTGATGTCAATAAGATAATCGGACTGAGTCATATAAGCAAGTGCCGAATTAGGCAATTCGAGCGGAGAAGTCAAGACAACCTTCTCGAAGTCTGGGTATTTCTTCTTTCCGTCCTCGATCTTTTTTGCTACCGCTGCATTATCGGCATCGGCTTTTGCTTTCGCTTCTGCTTCGGTTCGCGCTTGCCGATCCGCCTGAATGGCCTTCTTCGCCTCATAAGCCGCATTATCCGTACTGAATTGCTTCCATTGAAACTCGCCCTTGTCATTGTAGTATTTGGGGTCTTTTTCATCCGGTGCGATAAATTCAGGAGCTTTGGGCTTATTGGCTTCGAGCGCTGCAGCACGAGCTTCCGCATCCTCGGCCTTTTTACGGAATGCCTCGCGCTCATTGAATAGATTCTCGGCAAAACGCTCGCTCTCAGCTACTTCCTCGGCTAGCTTCTCCTTCGCCCTAAGCTCTGTTTGCCAGCGATTAGCGTACTTGGTGATCTTTTGGCGGGCTTTCTTTTGCGCTTCCTCGACGGTGATGTCCGAGAGGTCGCGGTCCTCGGCATCGATATGCTCGTCCTCGGACTTGTGTTCTTTGACCTCAGCCTTCATCCCAGGGCCGTCAACGATTGGAGGCGAAGCACCATCACCGGCCTTCATCTCAAGCGGTGCGGCTGCCTGACGCACTGGGCGCTTAACATCGGCGATGACCTCGGTTGTTTGGATTCCATTCTCGCTGGTCGTAACCTTAGCCATTAACTTGCTCCATTAGCTGGTTTGTTCTTCTCGGCCTTTTCAGCCGCTGCAATCTCTTCTTTGCGCCCTTCAGACTCATATTTACCTGAGACATGGGTATCCAAGAGCTTGCCGGCTTCCTTGATCTCAGCCACATCCACCGCTGACTGCGCCTTGGTATCCGTATCGTGCGCCTTCACATGCGTCTGCATCTCGGTCTTAGTGAGTTCTGTCTTCATCCAGCCCTGCTCAATCTGGCTCTTGTACTTCAATTCCAACTGCGCGTGCTGCAACGCTTGTTGAGTCTGAGTTAGCTGTGCCTGAATAGCCTTGACGATGTTCTGGGCCTGTTCAGGTAATTGCTCCATGGCCTTCTGTAGACCTTGTGGATTGGTTGCCACGAGTCTGTCCGCCATTTCATCCATCTCAAAGTCTCGGAAGATCAGATCTGCACCAGCCTTGGTGGCAACTTCCGCCAGCGGGCCTATTTTGAGCATATCGACCATCAGTTCAGCCTGCTCCTGGCGCTTAGTCTCGTATCCTGGACCCGTGTCCATCACCACGTCATAGCGGCCAACCTGCATGTTGTGGGCTATTTGCTTGATACCCGTGCTCGGGTCCACTTTAGGCTGATTGATACCCACCATCTCAGGGGTGCCATCATCCCCGATAATGCGCTGCATACGCTGCTCACCGTAGTAGTACGGGAAGAGATCCAGCAAGATGCGGCCGCACTGCGCAATGGCCATGGTCTGATTGTCGTAATACTGGAAATGGCTGATATCACTTATCGCCTGTCTGCGCCTTAAGGCCACCCCTGATACCACTGTTCCAGGCGTATCCTGACCTGGCTCGTGCGGCATACCCGCTACAGCCAGTAGGTTCTTCATGGCAGACTCGGCGGCCTCAGCAAAACCCGCCTCCACCTCAATGGCCGGCTGTCTCTGCGGTGGCGGGATCCCAGGTATGGGATTGCCATCCATGCCTAGGATCAGCTTGTATTTTAGCGCCGAGTAAGGCTTCTGATTGGCATCATCCCACTCCGGATGCCCATCTGCCTGACCCTCAGCCATGATCCAAGGAGCCTTGGAGGATAAGGCCAGCTTCTCAGCCTTGGCTGTTTCCCAATAATTGGCGGATCTGGCAGGATCTTTAAGATCGCGAATGACGCCTTTGCGACGTATCTCCCCGTTCAAATCAAGTACATTGCCCTCTACCCGCACCACAGGTATCCAGATACCCGGTAGATCGCGCTTCTCAACGACTTTGGTGCCCGTGATCTTGAACCACTGTATCTGCCGGCGCTGCGTGGGGCGCTCTTTGAGGATCATCACGCCGGCTAGGTTAAAAGCCTGCTCGTTCTTCTTGAACTCGCTCTTGTAGACAGTATTGCCGTTAGAGAGCTTACACAGTGTGTCCTTGGCATGTTTAACCCGGTAATACTCGGCTAAGCGAATAGTCTCTTTGTTCTCCCATTTGTGCTGCTCATCTCCAGGGGCGCCCATCAGCCATTCATTGAGCTCAGCCTTAGGATATTGGCGCTTAAAGGCCTGCTTCTTCATATCACTCGAGATGATGAACCAGTCCATATCCGAGCCATCGGGCAAGGTGGCAGCCGGGTCGATATAGCAAGTCAGGGCATTACGAATGGGCTTAATGAGCAGTTCTTGCTCATCGAAATTAAGCTCACCGGTCAGTTCATGAACATACTCACCCACCACGCGAAAATAGCCCCAGCCTATGCGCACTGCGCTCTCACCGGCCGTGTCGTAGGCAACCGAGGCTTGGGATAGGGTCTCTATGTGCCTGATTAGGCCATTGGCTACGCGGGCATCATCTATCGTCGCATCCGCTACCGGGTGGCATTTGATGCGCGGACGCTGCTCACGCATGTTATTGGTAATACGCCTTACCAGCGTCGCTGTGTGATTGATGGTGAGCGTTGGGCGTCTTTGGATCTTGCGTAAGTTATAGATATCATCCGGCCACTGCTGACCGTCTGCGAACTCTAGATCCTCAATGGCGAGTAAGCGGTTGGGCGATTCGATCTCTTCAGCTATCTTTAAGCGTGCTGCGCACTCAGCCCAGATCTCTTGGTCTGTTTCAGCCTGCTCGATTGGGTTAACTGGGGGCTGGGGCATTAGATGTAAGCACCGAAGATCGTACTTCGAGGCAATCTCAGTACGCACTGCTCACTGTTGGGCACGCCCCAATCAGCGTTCATACGATCTTCGAGCATCATTCTGGCTATGTGATCGTTACGCTCAAGCATGTCAATGTGGTATTGAACGTGCTCTCCATTCCCCTTGACCCAAGTTCCGTCATACCTGAACGGCTCAGTATCGTTATTAATTAGGTATTGCTGCACTACGCGAATCTTTAGTCTTTGCGCACCCCAGCCACAACTTGGCGGCAGGAAGAACGTAGTCTTAGGCAATACCAGTTCAGGCACCAATAGGGCCGCAGCACCTAGCCCAGCGAACTTAAATAGATCGCGTCTGTTCACGCGCCTAGCCAGCTGTTCTCATTGCCACGCCCACCGCTGAATGATCTTATCCCCTGATTTACCACAGTGTTCTGGGTGATAGCAAAGCGGCGCATCATGACCGCATAGCGGGTAGCGGCCATTAGATCATCCGATTGCTTCACGATTAATCCTTCCTTGCGGTGATACATGCGAAACTCTTCCCACCAGTCATTTAAGTTTGAGAATACCTTCAATCGCCCGGTCTGCATACGATCGAACATCTCGGCGATACCCGCCTCAACCCCGTTTGTGCCGTCCTCAAACGTTGCACGCTGGCCGAGCATCTTTAAGCCCTGATCACGGTATTGCTTGGCTAGCTGCTCTCCTGAGCCTTTGTCGTGCTGTAAGCCGTCATGGGGCCATGCCCAGGGGAGCCAAGCTGCCCAGGGTCTGATGGAGGCTGAGAACATAGCTGGGGTTTGCTGGCGCTGTCGATGGCAGGCTGTCACATAGAGACAATCAGCGTCTCTGTCCCAGGCAACACGCACAGCCGCCGATGGGTGATCCCATCCGAAGTCCAAGCCTCCAAGCTGAGGCCAATAATCGGGGATTGGGAATGGATCGCAATTAAGTTCCGCTTCAGCAATAGGAAAAACGCGTCCAGATCCAAGCTGTGGTATTCCCTTAGTTCGTGCGTCTCGCTCATATTCTGGATAACTCGCAATGATGGATGCACGCTGTTCGGCTGAGTAATGATCCACATCATGGATCGTCATCTGCGTTACATGCGTGCCCGGGACCTTGTCAATCAGGTATCGCTTAACAACCTCTGACATGCCCAACAAGGGGGTAAATGTTACAAACACAGGCCCAAGGGTTGAGTTTGTACGGGTCAGACCTTCGATATAGATATCAAGAGGC